TGACCGAGAACCCGGACTGCGAGCTGATAAGCATTAGCACCCCGCATGGCAAGCAAGGGTTTTTTTATAAGAGTTTCAACAACCCCAAGTGGGAACGGTACATGGTAAAAAGCCCGTGGGAAGTGGTAGATTTGGAGTTTAGGCTGTTACCGGCAGAACCAGAGGAGGAATACCGCAGGAAGTGCGCGGAGAAAGGAATAATAGGCTGTTACTCGCCACGGCACAGGAACCAGCAGGAACAGGAGTTTAACCTCGGAGAGATGGGGCCGAGAATTTACAGGCAGGAATACGGAGTTGAGTTTGTAGAACCAGAAGACCAGATATTTAGCTACGATGAAATAGAGCGCATGTTTAGAAATACCGTCCAGCCATTAAACTCGGACGAAATAGGAGAAGTAGAACCGGATTTGACATTTTAAAAATGATATGATATTATTATTTGAGAGGGATTTGTAGAACACAGAGTAATAAACATACAAGGACTCGAGGTTATACTCTCCTCATGCGACTACAAAAAGGTAGTTGCTTTTAAGTGGTACTTAAAAAGCCAAGAAGAAAAATATTTTTTACGCACTATAAGAGACGGCAAAAAAAAGAAAACGATATATCTACACCGATTTATAATGGACGCGCCAGAAGGAACTTTTATTGACCATAAGGACGGAAACACACTCAACAATACCAAGGAAAATCTAAGATTATGTACAAAAGCGCAGAATCAACAAAATAGAAGTGGTATCAGAAAGGATAAATTAAAAGGAGCGTTTAAAGTAAAAAATTCACTTTGGAGATGTAGAATAAGAGCAAGCGGGAGAAATATACATATCGGGTATTACAGAACTGAAGAAGAAGCTCACGCTGCCTACATGGAGGCAGCAAAAAAATATCACGGTGAATTCGCCCATGCATGAATATATCTTATCGGTTGATATTGCCAAGAAAAGAGATTTTTTCGCAATACTTTTATTTCACGATAACGCCCAGCTTGAACCCGGAAACAAAACCCTCGGCACCTCCGACCGATTAATTCACTATTACGACATAAAATTAATTGAGAAATACCAAGGCCTCGGTTACGAAGAAATGGCAGACCGCACCGCTACCCTACTGCAGAACCCAAAATTAAGAATGAACACAGACCTCGTGGTGGACGGCACCGGCGTAGGAGACGCAGCCGTGGAATTAATGAGGAAGCGCGGACTTTACCCGACGCCGATTATATTCAGCGGAGGAGAGAAACCGCAGGAACACTATGCGGAGTTTGGCAGCATATTTAAGGGAACCCAAGGAAACATTAACGGCGCAAAGATACTGGAATATATCAGCGTACCAAAGAAAGACCTCGTGGACGCAGGCAAGGTGATGATCCAGCAGGGAAGGCTCCGAGTGGCGCCGGGCAAATGGAACGAGGATTTTAAGACGCAGCTTTCCAAGTTTAAGGGGAAGGTGAACGAAAACACCAAGAACACGAAGTACGAAGCGGAGACAGAAAAAGACCACGACGACCTCGTGGTGGTTTACCTAATGGGAGCATGGTGGATTTTCAACAGGAAAGAAAAAGGAATCCCGGAGCAGACAGCAGACCAGAACGCGACCGTAGGCTGGGAACCAGACGATTACTGTTACGTTTAGGAGGAGAACTGTAAAAATAATTCGTGTATTTCCACGAAGAACAAACGCAACGCCCACAGATGATCTTTCATTTGTAGGTAATCCTTCGTTATTTGCCGAGGCTGATGAAGTACATATTTCTGTAACATTTAGTTGGGACTTGCCGGAAGCGGAACAGCTTGAGAAAGAATGGAAACATATTGCTCCGGTAAAAATAGGTGGTCCCGCGACAGGGCAGCGCGGAGAAGATTTTATACCCGGAATATACATAAAACAAGGGTATGTAATTACAAGTCGCGGATGCCCGAATAAATGCTGGTTTTGCAATGTTTGGAAACGCGAGGGAGACATTAGAGAATTGCCAATAACGGAGGGCTGGAATATTCTTGACGATAATTTACTGGCTTGCTCTGCAGAGCATATAAATAATGTTTTTCTAATGCTTGCAAAACAAAAACATAGACCATTATTTACTGGTGGATTGGAAGCGGCAAGATTAAAATCATGGCACGTTGCAAGGCTGGCTGAATTAAAACCAAAAGAAATTTTTTTCGCCTATGACACACCCAATGACCGTGAACCGCTTTATGAAGCAGGAAAATTATTACGACAAGCAGGGTTTAAGATATGCCACCCATTAAGAGCTTACGTACTTATCGGCTATCACGGAGATACTTTTGAAAAAGCGGAAACACGCCTTAAAGATTGCATGAAGGCAGGGTTTACCCCTATGGCGATGTTATACAGAGACGAAACAGGAAAACGTGATCCTGCATGGGTACGTTTCGCAAGACCGTGGATACGACCAGCGGCTATGTATCAACAATATAAAAATTTGAGTTATAAAGATTAGGAGGGAGATGTAAACCAAGAGAAAGAAACGAAACGAACCCCGCGCATTGCAAAGAGCAGCCTTGAAAGGCTTGTCAAAATACAAAAGCAAATAAAAGACAACCGCAGCCGAATGGATAGCCGCTGGCGCCAAGTAGCCCAGCTTGTAAACCCCGACATGGACTGGCAGGACGAACCAGACGCCGTACAGAAGCCGGAAGACACGTCCCATATATACGACACTACCGCGATAAAAGCGAGTAACACCCTCGCGGACGGAATACAGGGTTATAGTTTTGCGCGTAACCAAGCATGGTTTAAGGCCGCGCTTGAGGACATAGAAGACTTGAGCAGCGAGGAAACCGCATGGCTGCAGGCCGCAGAAAAAACCATGTACAGGCAAACACAAAAAAGCAATTTTTACGACGAAGGCCGGTCATTCGTAAAGTGCTGCGCGGATTTCGGTACCGCGATAATGACACGCGAGGACGACGTGATCCGCAGGATACCCTCCTACAAAGTGCAGCACCTAAAGAACTGCACCATTGACGAGAACCCCTACGGAGAAGTAGACGTTTTATTCCGTGACTTTTGGATTGACGCATTCAGAGCAGCCTCAATTTTCGGAGCAGACAGGCTACCGAAGAATATCCGCGAAGCCTACGACAAAGGAAACATGAAGCTGTGGAAGTTTACGCAGGCGATTATCCCCGTGGAGCGATACGACATAGACATCGCGCGACCGCAGGGTAAAGAGTTTTACTCGGTATACTGGGCAGACATAGAGCGAGACAAGGCAATAATGGACGGATATTTTCAACTCAAGCCTTTCTTCTGCTGGCGGTGGAGCCGGAACCTCGACGGAGGAGTGTGGGGAACAAACAGCCCCGGAACGATGGAACTGGCAGACATAAAACAGGCTAACAGCGTAAGAGGGGATTTATCGAAGCTTGAGCAGCAGATGGGAAGGCCGCCAATAAAAGCGACAGAAGGACTGACCGGGAGAATAAACCTGAAACCCAACGGCGTTACGAGCATTCGCGCCGGTGAGGACTTCGCATTTATTAACGCCGTGGGTGACCCCAAAGGAATGATGGACGACCTCGCCCGGCTGCAGCAATCAATTAACGAAGCCTATTACACGGATTTTTTTCTAATCCTTTCGCAGAACATAGAGAGGCAGAAAACAGCCACCGAAGTTTCAGGAATACAGGGAGAGAAAGCAGCGCTGATGTCCGCATTTTACGGACGCTTAAGCGCGGAGTTTCTAGAGCCGGTACTGGAAGACCTATTCAGCATAGAATTGATGAGCGGAAGAATACCGAGGCCGCCGGAAAGCCTGTGGCAGAGAGACAGGCAAATGCGAATTGACATGATAAGCCCGTTAGCGCAAATGCAGAGACGGTTTTTAATGCTGGGCAGTAATCAGCAGGCAATAGCCGAAATAGCGGCGCTGGCGCAACTCAACCCGCAGACGTTAGACAACATAAACTTTGACCAGCTGGCGCGGAATATCGCGGAAGCCTACGGAATGGATAAGAGGACGGTCTACGACATGGCCGACGTTATGCGAATGAGGGAAGCAAGAATGCAGGCGCAACAACAGGCAATGGCACAAGAGCAGCAATTACGCGGCCTCGAAGTAGGCAGCAAGGCAATGGCCAATATAAGTAAATTACCGCCTGAAATGATGGCACATGCGGCACAAGCAGAAGGAGCGAAACAATGAGTGTAACAATTGAAATGCAGGACGCGGCAAAGCAGGAGCAGGACGAGCGCAAAATATTCCGTCGCGTATTTGATACCCCGGACGGCAAGAACGTACTAACGTGGATCTTGAATGAAGCCCGGTACTTCTCAAGCGACAGCAGGGAGATTGACCCCGTTTTGATGGGATTTTGTAACAGGCTGCTAAACAAGATCGGCATTATTCACCCTAACAATTTATTTGAGGACACGGAAGCGCGGATCAGAAACGCGAACGACCGTGACCTCGAAGGAATAATCAACGGAGAAGAAAACAAAGAAGGAGGCATTTTGTAGACCCGAAAAACAACGAACCACCGAAAGACGGAACCACCCCACCCCCGGCACCACCGACAACCCCTGCTCCACCGCCAGCAGGAACCACACCAGCCCCGGCACAGCCATCGGCGCCAGCAGACGAAGGCGAAGAATGGAAAGGCTGGTGGGCGGCGCAACTCCCGAAAGAAACCCGCGAGAAACACAAGGAAAATCTGCAAGGTTTGAAAGGAAAGCAGCTCGGCGAAGTATTCGACGAGTATTTTATCAACCGCACGAAACTGCAGAACGCCGTGGTCTTTCCGGGGAAAGAAGCAACGCCGGAGGAAATAGACAACTTCCTCAAGAGAATGGATATTCCCAAAACGTCCGAAGAATACGGCCTCGAAGCGAAGCTGATCCAAAGCGGAGACACGGACGAAGCCAAAGCAGCAGCGGCAAAAGGACTGGCTGATTTCTTCCGCAGCATTGGACTGACGAAGAACCAAGCCAAGCAGATGTACGCGCAATACGTGGGAATAATAAAAAGAGGCAGCGAAGCCGGAGCAATAAAACAAAAAGCCCTCGCAGACACGTTTGAAGAAAGGCTGCTCAAGGACGTAAAAGACGAGAAGACAGCCGCAGAAACTAAAGAGTATTTCAAAAGAGCGCTCGTGGCGTTAGGAGACAGGGAACTGGTACGCGAATTAAGCCAGAGCGGAATGCTTTACAGTACCGCCTTTGTACGAGGCATAGCGGATATTTTTAAGGCCGGTAACACAGAGCCGCCAATCCCGCAGGCAGGCCCCGGCAAAGAGGAAACGAAAAAGGACGCTCTCCCGAAGGGCGATCAATTTACCAGCCAGTACGCAAACAGGAGGAAATAAACATGGCCGGAATATTTGACGAAGTGATGGACGGCATTAACGCCAGAGAGAAGAAAGACGGAACCACACCCGCTACCCCACCCGCCACGCCCCCAGCGCAACCACCGGCGCAGACCCCGGCGCCAGCGGAGGGAACGGAAAAACCGCTGCACACCTACAGCGACGATTTTAAAAAGGAATACGGAGACAAGAATAAATAATGAATATAGCTACATTAAGTGGTGGTATAATGTCATTTTATACCGCCTTCTTGTCAATTCAAAAACATGGTAAAGAAAATGTGCTGTTGTATTTTAACGACACAAAATGGGAACACGCCGATTTATACCGTTTTCTAAATGACATTCAAGCCTTTTTAGACAAGGAAATTTATATTGACGCAGATGGAAGAACGCCCGAACAGGTATTTTTTGACGAGCATTTTTTAGGCTGTAACCGTGTACCTGTATGTTCAAGGGTATTAAAAGCCGAAAGACTACAAAAGTTTTATAAAGACGGAGATAATTTAATTTTCGGCATAGGACTTGAAGAATACAACCGTATGCACCGCATTATAGCTGTATATCAAAATATTTATGTGAAAACAGGTAAATTTTGTACCCTTGAATTTCCGCTTATTAAACAAGAAATACCACGACATAAAATTGACGATTGGTTTAAACAAACAGGAATTAAAATGCCTGAATTATACAAATTGGGATTTGAGCATAATAACTGCAGCGGCGGCTGTGTCAGGCAAGGTAAAAAACAATGGAGAAAATTATTAAAAACAATGCCTGATATTTACCAGCAGAGGGAAGATTTAGAAAGCAGTTTTAGGAAACAATTTGGGCAGGGCAGTTTCTTAAAAGATATAACATTAGAACAACTTAGGGAAACAGAAGAAAGTCTAGACGGCATTAATTCTGATTTTTTTAATGGGGAGTGTATCGGAGTATGCGAATTTGTAGCTTAAAAAACTTGACAAAAAAAATAATTTATGATATTTATAAATATAGCTACCAGCGTATGCAAGGTAGAGTGGAGACACTCACCGGCAAAAAGCTATCGAGCTGATCCGGCAAGATTGACATAGAGGAGAAGGAAAGGCGCAGGCCTGCGCCGATTACCGATCCGGCTGTGTTAGTTTCATAATGAGGAGGAAGCGAGGGCAAAAGGAGTAAAAATCCTTTAAGCCGTCGTCTCCCTAATAAATCATTAGGAGAAACTAACATGGCAGTATTAGCCCAAAACAAACCGTTCACATTGGCAGAAGCCAACAAGATGAGCGGGAACGTTGAGACAGCGAACCTGCTGGCAGACTTCCAGCAGAGAAACGCATTCCTCGACGAAGTAACGTGGTTCCCAACCACGCACGGATCGCACACCGAAGAATTAAGGGCAAAGCACCTTGAAGGTGGTGAGTTTACCGAAGTCAACGCGGGTATCCCCGAGGTTGGCGGGACGGCAGATATTCTGAAAGAGCCGGTCAAGATTTACGAAGGTGAATCAGTAGTGCCGGATAAAATTCTGCNGTTTGCGGACGATCCCTACAAAGCGCGAGACACCTACGACACGATCAACCTTGAAGGCATTTTACAGGATTTCAACAAACGCATTATTTATCCCAAGAACGCCGGAGACAGCAAAGCGTTTAAATCGCTGACGGAGCGCAAGGCTTTCGTTGACCCGAAAAACTTCTGCTTCTCCGCAGGAGGAACCGGCACAGGATTAACCAGCGCATGGCTGTTTGAATTCGGCAAAAGAGGCTTTCACTTTATTTATGGCAAGCACACCAGCCCCGGCCTTTCCAACACCGACCAAGGAAAGCACAACCGCCCCGCCCCGGACGGCAAAGGCTACCACGACGTGTGGGTGAGACGTTACGCGATCAACGCAGGACTGGTTGAAGGAAGCCCCCGAGCCTTCATGCGGATTTGTAACATAGCCGTAGACCCCAGCAGCCCCAACCACTTTGATCCGAAAATACTCATAATGAGCTGCAAGCCCTACCTTCCAACCCCCGGAGGCGGCGGCGCGGTATTATTTGTACCGCCCAGCGTTTACGGACAGATTGAAGCAATGGCATGGGACAAAGGAAACGCGAGCATTACAATCAGCGAAATTGAGAATTTTGGCTTGGTACCGAGAATTGTCGGTATACCAGTTCGCCCGTGGGACGCGATCAGCGAGAATGAGAGCGCCGTCCCCGCCGCAGCGTAAGGAGGATATCGGAATGACAGATTATAAAAGCAGGTTCGGAAACGTAACCAATAACGGTTCAGAGAACGTCCTGGACTTTGAAACCATAGACCCCCGCGCGGCAATGCAGAGCCACCGCACAGGTGAGCAGCACGAATCTACCGTAGTTTTCTACGCCGAATCGGACATCACCGGCAGCGTTACGCCAAAACTGCAGGACAGCGACGACAATTCAACCTTTACCGACCTCGCGGAAGGACAGCCCGTGACCAACCCGAAGACAGGAAACTTCGCGCTTTTACAGATGCCGAAGAAACACAAACGGTACGTACGGGCAGCCTTGGCAGCAGCGCAAACAGGAGTGATCGCATTCTACGAACCTGGCCCTTCACAGCCGAGGAAATAGCACCTAACAAGCGCCGGAATAACCCTCCGGCGCCATTTTAATTTATAGGAGTAATCAAATGAAGTTTTTATGCAAAACAGAATATTTCCATAGCGGTGACCGTTTATATACCGCTGGCACGGTTTACAGCGACATAACAGCGAAAAAAGCCGAAGCGCTTATCGCCGCTGATGAAAAAATAAAACTCGGCGCCCTTTCGTTTTTCTCGCCGGTAGACGAGGAAGCCGTCAACTTTTTGAAAGCAAAAGGAGCAGGAACCGCACAGGCTGGCGAAGGCCAGCCCCCTCCCCCGCCGAAACCGCCCACCAAAGCGGAGCTGATAGCGGAGGCAAAGAACCTCGGGATTAACGGTACCGACCGCATGAACGTGGAGGAATTGAAGCAAGTCATCGCAGCAGCACAGGCTGGTGGAGTGACAGCAGGAACCGCACAGGCTGGCGAAGGCCAGACACAGACCACGCAGGTGTAATGTAAATACCTTGTTTGATGTAGAACGCATATTATTAACTGACCCCGACGATCCAAAGATTAGAGAAGTAACTACAAGAATGTCCAGATATGTTTGTAACCTTGAAAATGATCAAGAACGATTAACAGAAAAGGCATATTTAGTAGAGACTAAAATCCCGATAGTATTTAATAGGCATACACCAGACAAGGTAACTTCTCAAAAGCATATTTATTTAATAACGAATCTTGAAAAAGACGGAAGCAAAATATTTTTAGTTCCCGGAGTAATAGCCCTCATAATGTTTTTGAAAAAAGAGGGAATGAATGAAGACACAGCGAAAACCGCGCAGAAACATTTTTTAAATTACTTTACCAAAAGAATTAATGGAGCATACCCGGACGGAAACGACTTATTGATAAATAATAAAAAATTAATGGGCATGACTATTATGTATAATAATTTATACGATACGGTTGCAGTGCGCTTTATGCTAACGATGACAACGGAATATATCCCTACACTTGAGGATGATTTATCAGACAAAAAATATATAGGCATTGGAGGAGTATGCGAGGAGACGGATTTAACGGAAGAAGACATAAGAGAAATGGCAAACGACTTTATTAATGAAGTAATTAATTGGAGACCCGAAAATGAGTGACAGCGTAGATTATACAGCGTCATGGACGCAGATCTGCAACCGCGCCCTTGGAAGATTGGGAGCGGATACCATAGCCGACCTTTCAGACGGAACAAATAACGCTTCATATTGCAGCCGGTTTCTGCCGGAGGCAATAGAGCATATACTCGGGCAATGGGATTTTAAATTTGCCAGAAGAAGACAGCGCCTCGCCATGAACGCGGAGAGGCCAGCGTTTGGCTGGAAGTACCAATTTAATTATCCTATGGACTGTATAAGGCTGGTGAAAGTTTACGGAGGAATTAACGAGGAGCCGGAAGAAAGCGAAATAGTGCCGTTCCAAGTGGAGAACGGTAAAATCCTTTCGGACGCGGACGCGCTGCAGATAATTTATATAGGCCGCCCGGACGACCCGAACCTGCTCCCCCAATCAATGCGGAAGGCGATCAGTACGCACTTAGCATATTTATTGTCAACGCCGCTGACATCAAATGAGCAACTAACAGGACTAATAGCAGCGGAGGCGCAGGCCGCTATTGAGATAGCGAAAAATGAAGACGCGCAGATGAACTACGACCCGGACGCAGCCGGTAAAGACTTCCACGCGGAGAAAAGAGTATGAACATCAGCCTGCTATATAATGTTTTCCTTGGAGAAACCAGCCCCCTCGTCGCGGCGCGGATAGACACGCCAGCGCAAGAAATGGGAGCGAGGCGCATGGAGAACCTGATCCCAATGATGACAGGAGGAATGCGGAAACGCCCCGGCACTTGGTACCACGGAAACACGGAGAGCAACAAAACAGCCCGACTAATAGACTGGCTGCTTTCGGACGGCATCAGTATCATTCTTGAAATAACAGCGGGAATGATTCAAGTGCGGAGAGGAAGCGATTATCAAGTAACGCAGCAGATCGCAAACACCTACACCGCCGCACAATTGCCGAACCTGCAGTACGCGGCCTCGGCGAATAATTTATGGATTGTTCACCAAGATCAACGGCCTTTGAAGCTGGCATGGAACGGCAGCGCTGTTGTAAATTCATTACCGACATTCACAGGTAAAGACTTTACCGCAGAGAACGAACGTCCGGGAGCGGTAGCCTTCGACGCCGGAAGGCTGTGCTTTGCAGGAACAAAGAACGAACCTAACAGAATATTTATGAGCCGCGCACCAGACAGCATGACAGGAAGTAATCGTTATACAGATTTTTCCGCAGGAGACAACCCGGCAGACGCCATTATCCTTGAGGAAAACGATATGCACGGCAGCCGGATACAGTGGATAGCCGCAGGCAAACATTTCCTAGCGGCGACCGAAAGAACCACATGGAACGACACCGGCGACGTACCCACCCCGGCAACATTTGACATGAACATAATCGAGTACGCTGGATCTTGCGAACTGCAAGCCAGAGGCACAAAGGACACAATGGTCTATGTGGGCAGAAGCGGAAGAACGCTCCGCGCCCTTGTTTGGAACGAGAACACGCAGAGAAGCGGTTATATTGATACGGATATTTCAGAACGCGCCGCCCATTTTTTCGGCGCCGGAATAAAAGACTACGCCGTGGCAGATTACCCCTACCCTACGATTTGGATTGTAACAAACGCAGGCGAATTGATAAGCTGCACGATAAACATTCGCGCTGGCGTACTGGCCTACGCCCGGCACCCGACAGACGGAGAAGTGGAAGCCGTGGCCGTCGCAGCGCAGAAACCCGGTGACGATATTTTATTTGTAATTAAGAGAGGAGAGAAAAGAAACGTCGAACACCTGACCCTTGAAGACCTTGTGAACGAAGACTACACGGAAAGCCATTACATCGACGCCGGGGAGAAACGGACTTATAATGAACCGACGAAGATCATCACCGGCCTGCAGCGTTTCGCAGGAAAGACGATCCGCATATTCGCTGACGGCGCCATTGAACCGCCAATTACAGTAGACAGCGAAGGTACAGCGGAAATACAAAACGCCGTGACCAAGGTCCACCTTGGACTACCGTACAGGGCAGCGTTTTCCCCTAACGAAAGACGGATACCGGCAAACGGTACAAGCATGGGGAAAAAGCAGAGAATCGAAAAAATTACCCTGAAACTTTACAAGAGCCTCAAAGGACGGGCCGGAACCACCGAGGAAAAAAGCGCCGAGCTGATAACCCAACGCTTTGGAAGTTACGTGCTAGGCACGGCGCCGGAGCCGTTCACAGGGGAAATTGAATTAATGGTTTCGGGGAAAATAGATACAGAAGGAGAACTGGTGGTCACGCACGACGAGCCGGTACCCTTTACCCTGCTCGCTTTAGTGGAGCGAGTGGCAATTATGGAGGCTTAAGAATGGCAACAACAACAGCAATTGCTTCACTTGTTGGAGCCGGAGTCGCAGCGGTAGGTACTTATTTTGGTTACAAGCAAGGAGAAAAGGCAGACAAAATCGCGCAAGGACAGCTGGACATCGCCGAGAAACAACAGCAGATAGCAAGAGAACAGCTTGAACTGCAAAAACAAAGTCATGCTAACAGCATTAAAAGCCAGATTTCAGGTTACGAGCAAGAAATAGACGCTCTTGAAGGCAAGAAGATACAGTATGGAATTGACATTAGAGACGCACAAACCCAAGTGGACAGTTACGACAAATGGCTGGCGAATTACAGCAAACAATACGCGCAGGAAGTACAAAGCAAACAGGCGCAGACAGATCAGCTTATGGCAAGCGGAAAGGAAACCTACGAAAATTTTTTGAACGCAATCGGATATTCAGACGCGCTGGCCGGAGCCACAGGACGCGTCGGCGCCGGAACTTCACAGGCGCACACCACAGGAATGCTTGACAGGAAGCTGGTGGATTACGTGGGAGAAGACCGAACCCTCGACGCGAACGGCGGTTTATTCGGTTCACAATTAACCGCCGCGAATATGGAAATGGATCAGCTGAAGGTTGACCTCGATTTCCAAAGGCAGGAAATGGAAGCGAACAGAGCAAATATGCAGGCGACGATTGAGGACTGGCAGCAATCAATTGAAATGACAGACCAGAGCATTGATAAAAGCAGGAAAGCGAAAAACGACCTCAAGAATGATCTAGAAGAATTCATTGAACAGAATTTTAGTAACGGAAAGTAGGAGGCGACTGTACGACTTATAAGTATTAATTATGATCCCCTCCGGCGTTCAAAAGGCGCGGTTCAGGAAGCGAGAAGATCGCAATTTTTGGAAGGCGATATAAAAATATCAAGAGAACGCGCAGGAATTGAAAGAAGCAGCCTTAACTTGGAAAGCCGCAGTTTGGATCTCCGAGACAGACAGCTGGCGTTAAACCAAGATATGATAAATTTCAATAAAAAAATGTTACTCGCTCATACAGCGATACAGGCGACACAAGCGGCGGTATCTTTGACCAATGCCGCCGTAGGCATAGCAAAAGCGGTTGATGATTATCACAACCAAAAATCAAATTTAGATATACAAACAGGTACGATACAATATCAGAAGGAATTAACTGAAGCCATATTAAATGGCCACATTTCAGTTGAAGAAGTGTCGGACGGAAAGGGTGGAACGATAAGAACTCTTAAAGGATTTGACGATTACAAAATGGAGGATGGCAGAACGCTTGGGGAACTTAAACAAGAGATTATACAAAAAGTAGGAAGCAATTACTGGACGAACAGCGCCGCTGACAGAGGAATGCAGATCGCCACAAACGCCTTTGAGAATATAGAACTAGGAGCGCAAAGACAGGCAGCGGAAAAAGTAGCGAAAGACCGCTACGACGTATATAAACAGGAATTAACAAACGCGATAGAAGTCGGCAGGAAAACAGGAGACTTCACACAGCTAAAAGAAATAATAGACAGCGCGTCTTCATGGAGAGGCGCAGATGGAAGCAAAGCAGACTACCTTGATGCCATACGGCAGGCGGAAGCATTAAATATAAATGATACTGCTATATCGAAATGGGAAACCGGAGGCCCCGCCGCCGTAAAAGAGTATCTGGCAGAGCAGAGAGAAGCCAGGAAAATAAATAGAGTACAAGAAGGCGAAATGTATATAGCTGCGGAGAAAGCGAGAGCCACAGCCGTGAAGCCGGAGCAGGACAGGCTGAATAAAGAATGGGAACCCATAACGGCGAAAGCCACGCCGGAAAATGCGGAGTATTTAAAATATGTTTTGGAAGGACAAGAAAAACAATTTTTGGCCTGTGATTACGAAGATGAGTATTATAAATTTATGAAGAGGCTTGACGCAATGGCAACCGGAGGGACTGGGAGAAGCGGACGCTCCGAGGAAGATTTAAATAACTACAACGGCGCGATGATGGAAGCGACGTGGAGAAGATACGTAAACGGAGAGATTGGAATAGATGAAGCATACTCGGAAATGTTTAGATTGGAATACACAGAAAGGACAGGACACAAAAGGAATGAATATTATAAAGATATGCTAAAATATAAAGACCCGCTGACGGCGCAAGCCTTTGATGTATTTGATCAACTTTGCAAGGAATACAAGATAGACGACAGAACAAAAAGTGACATTACGGAAGTCCTCACGAGAATGTTTACCAATAACGAAATAAAAAGCAAAGACCGCCAGCAATTTATAAGGGATACAATTAACAAAGAAACCGCCAAATATTTACAGATGGGAAGGGATAAGAAAATCACACAATCGGACATGGAGAAGATCAACAAATTATCTTACAGCGGACAACTCGATGCGTTCTTCGCGCCGGTAGGGAAGGAAGGAAAGCATGAAATGGTTGTTACTGGCGCGGGGGAGATGAAGAAAAACATTATAAACTACGGCAGGGAAAAAGTAGAAGACGCTCTAACAGGCACATACATGAAATATATCGGTCATGAAGTAGAAAAGAGATCAGACAAAGACGAGACCGGGCGCGTATTCCACATCGTAGAAGATATGGACGGAAAACAGCATAAAGTTATTGTTAACCCGAAGGGTAAACTTGAAGACGCGAAAACATTATCGTCCTTTGAGAAAAAACTCGAAGCCGAAAAAGACGCGGCGTTTAAGAAATACGAAGAAGGACTGCCGAAAGATTTTGAAGAAAAAGTGTTGACTAACTACAGAAACCGGCTGGCAATGTACGGCAGCAGGCCTGTTAACGATGAACTTTACCGTACTTTATACAGAGAGGCATTAAAAGAACAGCTTGGATATAAAATAAATACAGAAATGGGAAAGGCCTACTTCGACAGAAAGATGAAAGAATTTAAATAACACATGGGGTGAGTTTGTAGACAATTACAACGATTATGTAAATAACCGGCGCTTGGAAGCGATGAACGATCCTTCATCACCGCAGGGCGCGGCGATAGCGGAATCACGAAAGCGCAGGGAGCAGCAACTACAGGCTTACGAGCAATACTCCGCAATGATAGCAGAAGAGCAGAAATCTTTTACTGAAGCCAGAACAGATTATTACAGCAAGCTACAAGAGAAGTACGGCGGCAACGGCAGGAACTTCAGCGAAGAAGCGTTGAGATTGATGGAGGTGGCGCAACCGGCAATCGACACCGCAGAAGACAAACAGCTTATGAAAGAACGCATAGCCGCAGCGGATATGTACGCGGACTTTTTTAATGTATCTTTGGAGAACGCATATTTAAACCTTGATAATTATCACCAGCTTTATACAGGACAACAGTTTGTAAAAAAATCAGGACTACAAGCGGTGGTAGACAGTTTCGCGGTTTCGTATTTGTCAATGGAATTAAATTCACTTGCGATAGATTACCACAAATCAAAACAAGACCCGGAAGTGATGAAAGCCATACAGGAGACAAGCAAGAAATTAGAAAGAATGCGCGATCACGTTCCCAAGATTTGGCAGGACGAGTACACGAGGCAGGGAGGCTGGGCAGACATCAGCGCGTTCTTTAGAAGCATAACAACCAGCGCAGCGGAGAACGCGCTGCCGATGGGAATAGCAATCGGCGCCGGAGCGATAGCCGCAACGGGAGTGGGCGCAATAATAGAAGGCGCTGCCCTACCCGCTGGCTTGGCAGGCGTACTCGTAACGGCGGCATCGGGATTGGCAGTAGCGGAAACGACAGCGCACCAGACTGTCGGGCTTGAATATTACGAATTAATAAGCCAAGGAATCCCGGACGACATCGCATGGAATAACGCTAACTTGTCAGCGCAGATACAGGGCGCCATTGAAGTGGTAGGTGGCGGCGTAGTGGCCGGAACGACGAGCAAAATAATTGGGAAGGCATTACCAAACGTCGCGGAGAAAGTAATCGCCAAGTGGTTCATAAAGGGCAAAATGGGCGCAGGCGCTAAAATGTTTCTTGATTACCTGCAGGAAGTGGCCGGGGAAGCATTTGAAGAAGGAACCCAGCAAATAACAAGCGTCGCTTTTTATAACCGCGCCGCGGAACAAGCGAACGAACGCAGAGACGCGTTATTAAAAAAAATTTATAACGAACCGCTGGAAGACATTAAAAAAGAATTAGAAAAGGAACTTGAGAACCACCCCGAAATTAAAAAGAAAGATTTTGATGAAGCATGGGAAGAAATAAAGGAAGCGACATGGGGAGGACTGGGAACCGCGCTATTGCTGGGCATACCCGGAGCGCGGATCGGTTATAAAAATAATTTGCAATCCGCTCAAGTTATTGCGGACATAGCGAGGGCAGCCCCGAGTGAAGCCGCCTTCATTGAAACCATAAACAAGGCGAAAGAGCAAGGGCTTGATTTATCAGTATTAGAAGGAATGAAGACTGACACGGAAAAAGCCGTGTTAAAAGATATTTTTAAAGTGCAACAGGAACGCCTTACCCCGGAGCAGCGCGAAGCCAAAGAGAAAGCCGTGCAGGACGCAGAGGCGCTCGCGGAAGTTACGGACTACCGAAACGCGGAAACCGTGGAGCGCAAGGACGAGGAAACCGGGGAAACAATCACCGAGCTGGCCGCGAAGGATACCGCGAATATTTATCACGACAAAGACGGCAAGCTGGAAATTGCCGAGTACACGGACACCAAAGAAGACGGCAGCATTGACGGACGGTACGTGGCCGGTGACCCGCGAATTAACGACAAAGAGCAGACAGGAGCGAACCATTACGGCTATATAAATTACACACAGAACGAAAACAATATAACCATTGACGAATTCAAAATGGCCAGCGGATACGAAAACCTCCGCGCCGAACTATACCAGCAATTCGCTGAACGGTTTGCGGGAATGGAAATCACATGGAACCCCAGCGAGCAGAACCTCAAGATTAAAGAGGAATTAATAAACCAAAACCCGCGCGGCCCGAAAGAAGGCCTGAACTATCACGAGAAGGGAACCAACCCGAAGGTTAGCAACGAAGCCCGGCAGGTAGCCCAGCGGTTTACACCGTTTATGAAAAAGAACTCTCCACTTGAGATAGCCCTTACAGCGGAAGCGTTCAGGGCTTTCTATCAGCGCCGGGGAGAGAGCCTGAACGGAGCGATGAACCGGCTGATCGGGAGCATAACGAACGAGGCTCCGGGAGACGCGTTAGCCGCGCAGCGAAATGGATACAAAGTTAACGGAGCGACATGGCTGGCGAAAACAGCCGAGGGAATAAAGAGAATAATCTATTTGAATAAAAACTCCGCAGACGCGTCCACAGTTTTACACGAAACGGCGCACGTGGTTGAAGCCGACTTCACGGACGCAGAACGCCGCATAGCCAACCGCGCCTTGAACGGCTACGTGATGAGTAAAGGCCAGAATAAAGGAACGACGGTTTACTTTGACGAGAACACCACCACATGGACGCCGGAACAGCAGGAAGCCTTCACAGACGCGCTGGAAAATTACTGCACCAACGGCACCGCGCCCAACGAACAGATCAAGGGATTGTTTGAAAAGATAAAAGAATTCATGAAGCGCATTTATCAGACCCTGAAAGGCTGGACGGAACTATCCCCGCAGGTAGAGGAATTTTACCAATCATTATTCAGCGGGGAGCTGGTAGACCAAGCCAGAGCGGAAGAAGCCCAGCAATCGCGTCAGGAAGCCCGTGGAGAGGCGCAGACAGAAAAAACGATAAATGACACAGAACAGGGAGCCGAGACAACCAACACCCCACGGGAAGCCGATACAGACAAAACACACCGAGCCACACCGAGCCACACGGAGACACAAGAGAAATACCTGCAGGATTTAATAAACAACCCGGATATTCCCTATGAAGAAAAAGCAAAGGCCGTGCTGGATTTGACAGGTTTAATGCTTTTACAGACGGAGGAGCAGCAGAAAACAGTTTATAACCAGTACCACAATGAAGACGGATCTCCAAAGGAAGGCTGGTTAAAAGCACCTAACGGTCAGAAAACTAACCTGACAGAAGACCAATGGCTGACAGTACGGACACAGAACTTTAAAAATTGGTTTGGAGATTGGGAGAACGATCCCAGTAACGCGTCAAAGGTAATAGACAAAAACGGAGAACCGCTGGCGGTTTGGCATGGCGGAACATTTGGAACGGAAGAAAACTTTATCCCAGAAGGAGCCATGCACTTTGGTTCAGAAAAAGCGGCGCAAGATAGGAAAGAAAGTAAACCCGGCGAAGACTTGTACAGAAGCATTAAAGTAGAATACAGAGAAGAAAAAAAAGGTTTTTACTGGACAACCGACCTTGAAGAATCAGAGGAAACCTACGAGACAGTGAAAGAAGCGAGAATCGCCGCAGAGCAAGCTGTTGCAGATTATAGAAATATGCTAGATTATAATCTAATTGAAGAATTAGGATATACGTTAACACCTGTTTTTTTATCTATAAAAAACCCGATAGAATCAAGTGATCAATTTGATGAATGGGAACCAGTAATAAAAAATGCCAAGGAAAATGGCAACGATGGAATAATATACAGAAACGATGTAGAGGACTTTGGTTCTACCAGTTATATAGCATTTAACCCGGCACAAATAAAATCCGCAACGGACAACGCCGGAACATTCGATCCCCGGAACCCTTCGATTTTATACCAAATCGCCTACCACGGCAGCGCACAAAAGTTTGATCAATTCGACAGCAGCCACATGGGAGAGGGTGAAGGAGCGCAGGCTTACGGCTGGGGACATTATTTTACTGACAAAAAAGAAATAGCGGAATATTATAGAGAGACATCGGCATCGCGAAAAGGATTATTTGAAAAGACGGATAAAAAGAAATTCTCCGGGAGAACAATGGGAGAATGGTATAATTACTGGGAAGATAAAACACTTCAGACAAGACCGCCAGAAATAAAAAAAGTATATGATCGAATGAACATGATCGAAAATCTCATGTTAAGATACAATTACGAAGACACGATTAAATATGCTAAAGAAAATGAATATTCACAAGAGGCGATAGACTGGTTTAAAAAAACATTTGAAGGAAAATTCAAAACGCCGGGCCAAACATACATGGTCGATATCCCTGAAAATCACCAGATGCTGGACTGGGACAAGAAGCTCAACGAGCAGCCGGAAAATGTACGTAATAAAATTGGGGACATATTATCAGAGATTGAAGACAGGACATTCCAAGATGAAAAAGGAAAAGATTATTTCCTTAATAATTTTAATGGCTCGGTTTTGTATAGAATAATTTCAAATTATAAGGGAGGTGACCGTGCCGCTTCTGAATACTTAAACTCAATGGGAATTAAAGGAATACGCTACCTAGACGCGGGCAGCCGCGACCAGGGAGAAGGCTCCCACAATTACGTGGTATTTAGTGACGACGATGTAAAGATTTCCAACTACCTGCTCCAATCAGAAAACAGAAACATGATGGAAGAAGCGGCCTCCTATGACAGCTACGAAGAATGGCGGGAATTTACCGAGGCGTGCTTTGATGAACCTATGGGAGAGTTTGAATATATAAAACAGATGGACTTTTTCACAGAGGAGCAAATAGACGCATGGTATAAAACATATTGGAAGAATGCCCGCAAAGCGGTAGACGCGACAGAGGAACAAACCGAAGGGAAAGCCAGCACGGAAAAAACTAAACCGGCAGAACTCGACAAAGCGTTCCTTGAAACGATAGAAGAACCCGGAGCGCTTGAAGACTTCGTGGAAACCGCCGCCGTTATGCACAATGAGGATTACAGCAATTGGGGAGCGGTGGACGAAGAAGACGCGGCGAAACGCGAGAAGCTGGGAGAAGTAACAGACGAGCTGCGACAGAAACTGAAACACCCCACATGGCAATCAATTTTTATGGCGCGAGGAAAAATGGGACAAACGCAGCGCAAGCAGATACTGACCATGATCCAGAACTCCCCAAGAGAATACCGGGCAATTTATGCCGCAGTAATGGAGCGCGAGGACATGGCCGTGAGCGCGGAAGACACCACAGCCGAAGCCTTAAAACACCGCATAACGGACAGCCGCAGGCAGGACGTGGACAGCCTCACGCCGGAGAAACTGCGCCAGCTGGCAGAGCAACTCGACATCGAGGACTTCGCGGAGAAGGTAAGAACAGGACGCGCGGAGTTTAACGATCCCATTGAGAAAGCCTACATAAAACAACTGCAGGAGCAACGCCAGAAGGCAGAGGAAACATTAAAAGAAGTGGAAGCCGACCGGCAGGAAGATAACGAATATATCGAGCGCATGGCTGGAAAGAAGTTTAATGAGACATTTGAACGCGCCCTGAAAGCGCGGGAATACATCACCCGGAAGAATGAGAAACTCGACAAAGCAATTAAAAACGGACAGAGCGACGCGGCGCGGATAGCTTTCCAACTACAGAGAGCGCAGGCAAACTATAACACCATATTAAAAACCCTTGAAGCATTGGCAAGAGCGCAGCAATTGGAGATCGACGTTCAGGCCGCCCTTTCGGACGAGCGCGTCCGAGACGCGGTGAAAGCGTCCAGAACAGAAACAAAGGAAATATGGCAGGGGAAATTTGACGCGCTGCAGGAGGAGTACAAAGACTACAGGAAATCCGCGAAGACCGAGGCGACGCTGACCGTGGCGCTGGCACGAAAAGCAGCCAGAGAAGAATTGAGAAAACACATCGACGAGCTGAAACAAAAGCAGAAAAGCGCGAGGGAATTAAGAGAAGCCAAAAAGGGAGTAACCAAAAGAATTCTCCGACCGATATCCCCACACGAAGTGAACGCAGACCAAGGCCGCGCCGTCGCCATAATTCAGAGACTAATAGAGCCGTCCATGCTTGAAGGCCTCGACCGATTTATCGGAGGAATTGAGAAGCCGTACCTGCGGACGATTTTTGAAACATGGAAGGTAGACGAGAAGCTCCGGGAAACGGTTTTGAAAGGGAAAGCCGAAGTTACAAAGGCGAAACTGCAGAACCTATTAAACAAAGCAAAGTTTGAAGATCTGACCGGCGACGAGAAAAAATATTTATATATAAAAATACCGCCTAAAGACTGGGCGACGGCGCTGGGATTGGATAGCATAATCAAGAGAAGGAACGAGAACTACCCCGGACTGAACGGAGAAACCGAAAAGCAGATCGCGCTACAGCACCTACCGCAAGATGTATTTTACAGGATCATGGATAAACCATTCTCTGAATGGACGCTGCAGGAAGGACAAGAGCTGGCAAAAATCATTGACGACCTGACGGTAGAAGGAAAACAGATTTATAAAGCGAATATTGACGCGGAGCGCAGAAGGATCAGGGATTATCAGGCAGCCGTGAGAAATACGATCCGCACCGTAACACCGGGAACGAAGCCGGAAGACATAGAAAAAATACTCGGCAAATACGATGAAGGAGTGGCGGGAACCGCGCAGGCAGCGGCGCGGCGCCGGAACATTAAAGGGCCGCTATTCGGATACGCGGACATGAACATTTACAGGTTCGCGCGAATGCTTGATAACGGAGACACCAGCGGAAAGAACAGCGCCGCGCTTTACCGGGGAGCGAGCGACGCGTACAACGCGGAGAAGTCAGCGGTTGACACGAGAACAGAAAGGCTACAAAAGCGCATGAAGACGCTGGAAATTACAGAGAGCGAATTATGGCAGAAAAGCACGGACGTTGAACTCGGAGGCGACCTCGGAAAACATACATTTACAGCAGCGGAATTGATCGGATTTATCAGCGCAACGCGGGACGACTATTCACGCGCTGCGGTGATGTACGGAAATCTTTTGTCCGAAAACGAAAGAGGGCCGTACCAACGGCAGGGAATAACGAGAGACGACATGGAGCCGTTACTCGAAATGGCAGAGGAACGCTACGCCAAAGTGGAAGCAGCCGCGCAGAGATTGATCACAGAGAACCCAAACTACCTGCAGTTACTGGCGGCCATTGACGAAGATTTTACAGCCGGAGGAATACGGTTGAGCGACGCCCTGACCCGATATAATAATTCTTTTATGCCAATCGTTGAACATTATTTCCCGATGAACCGGCAGGCAGCCGTGAGCGCAAGCACCGCAGACGCACAACTGGCCAGAGAATTAATGGGATCATCGAGCGGCGCGTTTAAAGTATTTGTAGAAAAGGGATTTACTAACAAGCGCGTAGAAATCCCGCCACAATACCAAACCGCAATTAAGCTGGATATTTTAGGAGTGTGGTCTGATGCCATAAATAAAGAGGAACATTTTATCGCTTACGGACAGCTGGTAAAAGACCTGAATGGAATATACAAACAGAGCCGACAGGTAATCGACGCAATACAAAACAGATACGGACGGAAGGCCGTCGATTATATAAACAAATACATTAACGAGCTGGCAAACCCGAACCACGAGAGAATAAAATCGTCGATGGATAACTTTATTAAAACAATGCGCGGAAACACCGCCGCCGCATATTTGGCATGGAAGACGTCGGGAATAGTAAAACAATTTATAACAAGCCCGGCGCCGTTCTTTGGATACATGAACCCGATTGAGTACTGGGGAGTTTTCGTTGAATACGCGACACACAGGGGAACGCTGTGGAACGAGATAAAAGAATTGAGCGAACACATGGAACACAGGAGCGCAAACCTTCTGACCGACATCGTGAAAGAACAGGCAAAGCAAAAGTTTGACAATAAGCTGGACGCGGCGATCAGCCAGTTTAATAAAAGAGGAATGGAAGGCTTAGAGTGGATAGACAACATGTGCGTAGCGCCGGGCTGGCTGGTTTTATTCCGAAAAGAACATAAAAGATTGACGAGGGAGAATTCTCATGGTAATCTAAGTGAAAAGGATATCCGTGTAAAAGCAGCGCAATACGCCGACGACATAACAAGAGCGACACAGCCCTCCTCACGTGTGGACGACCTAGCCCCATTATTCAAAACCGAATCAGAACTCGGGAAAGCCATGCTCCAATTCACAGCCAGCTTAAACGTAATTTGGCAGAACATAAGGTACGACCTGCCGCAGATGATCCGCGACCGGCGATATAAAAACGCGGTGGGAACGGTCATGGGGTACGCGATAGCCGGAATTATACTCGGAGCGGTTACCGCAGGATTTAACGACGATGACGACGAAGCGATGAAAGCCAAGAAACTGGCATGGTGGACTACCACGCAATTTACAGACGCGTTCCCAATTATCGGCAGCGAGGCAACGCATTTCGCGGAGCGGATAATTACAGGAAAGATGCAGTATAGAAGCGGAATAAACCTGCTCCCCACATTGGAAAGCGCAATGCGAGCCGGGGAAACAACGGCTAAAGTTTTCCACACAGGAGAGTTTGACAAACTATTAAAAGCCGCAGCGCAGGCAACCGAAGCCGCTGGCATATATAAAGGCTTGCCGGTATCAGGAGTGAAAGAACTTGGAGCATTAATCGGCATAGGAGACGGAGACGGGGAATTGAATGTGAAACCCGGAGCATTGGCAGGAAGGAGGTAGAGTGTAATATTTAATCAGAGGACACAGGAAATATACGACCTTGAGGCAGGTTACCCCTCGGAGTTTACGATCCCATTTATTTACAACAAACAGGAACACATTATGTGCTGCTGGCAGCGGACGACGACCGGGCCGCTTCAATACGAAGAAAAACACTGGCTGATTTATGGAACCGATTACACAGTAACAAAATTATCAGACCATGACATGGGAGGAAGATTAAAACTGCTCGTGCCACTACCCCCGGAAGCGGAGCAGCTTGTTATTCGTCGCATAACACCGAAAACACAAGAGATAGACCTACACAACGGAGCGAGGCTGACGGCTGAATTAATCGAGCAGACAGCCGACAAATTGACAATGCAAATGCAGGAGATCACCGAACAGGTTATCAGCAAGGACAGCCAATTTGATTTACTGCAGGAAATGCACGCCGCGCTCGCGGAAGCGGAAGAAGCCGCCCGGCAAGAAATTATTGATAGCGATATTAAACTCGCTGCAGCATACCAAGAGATGAACCGCCAACTGCAGGAGTACCGTTTTCAAGTGGAATACTTAATTAATTTTGTACAATCCAAACACGGCCCACTCGGAGGCAGACGTGCGCTGAAAACCCAAAGCGGAAAGTACCTAGTCACCCAAAGCGGCGCTTATTTAGTCACCGCTAAAAAATAAAGAAAGGAGTATTATCATGGAAACATCAGAAACTGCATTAGCATTTGATGAATTGCTGGACGCCAGCGCATTAACGGACGATGACTTCTTGGCAGTAAGCCAGCAGGTTTATAACCCGATAACTTCGGAAAACGGAGACACACGCAAGATAAAGGTTAAAAAATTACTCGATTATATTTTACAAAAGACTAACCTTGCGGATCTTCCCGGCAATGCGGAAAGCATAGGAAAGGCTCTTGTCAGTAAAACAGAGCTGCCTTTTTTCGCGTTGAGTAGTCCGTTTATAATAGCCAACGGAAGACGAACGCTCACGCTGAAAGCCGGAACCAAAATTGATTATGGCACAGGCGCGAATAAAAAAGTTTTTTTGAACAGCGAGGATATGGAGCTTAACGTCCCTACCCTACTTGATACAGGATACCTGCAGAACGGAAAGGATTATTATATTTTCGTTTGCCCCGGCGACACAATTAAAATAAGTCTGACAAAAGCCGCGCCATTGGGAATGAACGCCGCAGACGTAAAATTAATGGCAGGTTTCCACACGCTCTGCTTAGGAGTAAACAGCGGACTGACATACGTTGAGGGAGGAGTTTCAAAACCCCACCCGCTCGCCGGATACGCTGCCGGAGACATTCTGCCAAACACGGTCTGGTGTTTAAATTTCAGACCGCACAGCGAGCCGGAAGGAATGGTTTATATTCCCAGCCTAGATTTCTGGTGTGATATTTATTTACAGAGCGGCTCCGGCGTAAATACAAAATCAGCGTACAAAGCAGCGCCGACACTATCCCGGCAATACGTAGACCATGTGGAAGACATGATTTGCGTAAAGAAGGAACTGCTCGACGATGGAGAATTCGCAGCGGCGATGATGGGAAGCAACGAGCAGACAAATATCGTCAATTCTAATTTTCCCGGCGACGGCGTCGGAGGACACAGCGACACCGCAGGGCGCCGCATGATAAGTATTTACGGAGTGGAAGAAGGCTGTGGCTGGCTTTGGCAATGGCTACGGACTACCAGCGTCGGAGGATTATATGGCCAGACATACGGGCAGAATTCAGCGCAAAATGTAACGCCGGTAACATACGGATATTTACCTGCTTCTCCCGGAAACATGGATCAATGGTACGGACAATCAGAAGGTAAAGGGCAGTTCTTAGGCCTTGCCTGTGCTTTGGTGGCGGGGGGCTATTGGAGCGACGGCGCGAACTGCGGCTCCCGCTCGCGCTATGCGGGTTCTTCGCGTTCGACTGCGCGTTCGAGCAACGGCGGTCGGGGGCGGAGCCGTTGCGTAAGAGCGAAAATATAGCTATAATGCGATGGGTGCGTAAGCGTAGTACGCCAGCGCCGCGATTTTTTTTAGGTATAGGGTCTATACCCGTAGGAGGGAAATCATGGAAAGGGAAGTTAAGAAAATTTTTGCGAAGAAGGATAGCGGCATAGTCCGAATTTATCATAGTGAGGAAGAAATGAACGCGGCTGGCTTCACGGAAGCTGACGACGTAACCACAGAAGACATCTACAACAGCAAAGGCTGCTACGCGAGAATAGGCGCCAACGGTGAGATCATCTACGGCAAAACGGAAGAAGAAGAAGCCGCAGAAGAAACCGAGCAGAAGATCGCGGAGATAAAAAACCGGTTTAATGAGATAGACCGGCTCGACGGCCCCCGACCGATAAGGGAAGCCATTACCCACCTTGCCAACGCAGCCGGGCTTGATACATCGTACCTGAACCGGCATGAGACGGAAGCCGTCGAATTGAGAGAGAAGCTCGCGGAACTTCAGCAATCAGCCTGACGGAAGCAACGCGGAGAAAACCTCGACCTGCGCAGCGCGTATTTTATCACGCTCCCTCGGGATAACATGATCGGAATAACGCAACAGCATTTTTTTTGATTTATGCCCGGTTTGAGACTGCAGCAGTTTATCCTCAAGTTTAGGCCGCATATAGGTAGTAAAGAAATGGCGCCAAGAATGAAAATCATATTTTCTGGCCGCCTCCTCGGACAGCCCGGAAGACATAAGAGAATCCCGCAGACCGACAATAAACCGCTTCTGCTCCATTGGCTTATACGCAGAGTGGCTCGACCAGAAGACGAAGGAATCCGGCCTGAAACCATGCGGATTTAATGAAGCGATATAATGGAGAGACTGCAGAACGAAGGGGAACGGAAGCTCAACCTTCCGCTCCGAATTCGTTTTAGTAGTTTTTAATTTATCGTAACGGTTCCAAGAATGCCGAACAAGCAGGCAGCCGTCGCCAAGATCGCAGGATTGAAGCCCCTGCAACTCGCCAGCCCGAAGCCCCGTAACCATAGCCGTCATATTTGCGATGTAAGAGCGCCGATCCTCCCACTCCTGCGCAAAGACAGCCGAGGCCTGCTGGGGAGAGAGGATTAACCGCTTGGCAGTTTGATCAGAAAAGAAAATTAAATTACGCGTAACGTCAATATCAATTTTACTTTTTTTGTAAGCCCACCGCAGCGGAACCACACCGGCTTTAAGAATATCGTTTTTTCGTACATTGGAGAGACGCTCCTTTTTATCGCCAACGCGGAGGGCAGACAGATGATCGACAAAGCGATCAAGCTCACCGGGGAGTAGCTCGCCGAGCAGCAAGGAAGGAAAGAACGGCACCCAATAGTTTCTAATAACACGAGCCATAGCCAGAACGTAGTTTTTATGAATGGAATGCTCCGCGCGGAGTTTTTCGCGGATATAAGGAGAGCGATCCCAATCCCAAAACTCCGTGAGATAATCAGCAAGGCTGACGGAATCAGGCGCACCGGCAAAGACGCAGGACAGCACCAGCCTCCGGCGTTTTAATTCATCGACAATATACACGGCGTCAGCCTGAGAGACGGCGGCGCGGTGAACCGAATCCCGCAGAGAGAAGGTTTTAATATCGAGGGAACCGCCGCGATAAGGAATGCCCTCGCGATACCAGACCCACGCCTGCCGCTCAGCCTCACGCTCGGTTGTTTTTTTCGTGCTAATCGCGGGAAAATAATCACCTGTTAATTCATTTTTGAAAGCGACGTAATAGAAAGGCCTATTACCACGAAGGAAGATTGAGAAAGGAAGCATAACTACCCCATTACAAAAGCACGGAAGCGGCTAAACCTATGTGCCACCCATGTGCCACTTTGAAAAAATGTACAAGTTATGCCACCCTTTCGCTGGGAAGGCATTTGTAAGTCTATATCAGATAAGAACTTACAATAGCGGGAAACGGGAGTCGGACCCGCGACATCGACCTTGGCAAGGTCGCGCTCTACCACTGAGCTATTCCCGCGTATTGTTCATTATGAAAAAAACGCC